CGGACACGATCCGCGGTGTGCTGAAGGCCACCGCCTCGATCCGCCAGATCGCCAATGTGGTCAATGTCGAGGCGTCGAGCTTCGACGTGCTGGTCGACCATTCCGAGATGGGGTCGGGCTGGGCGAGCGAGACCGCGGCCCTGACCGAAACCGCCACGCCGCAGATCGACCGCATCTCGATCCCGCTGCATGAACTGGCGGCGATGCCGAAGGCCAGCCAGCGCCTGCTGGACGACAGCGCCTTCGACATCGAGACCTGGCTGGCCAATCGCATCGCAGACAAGTTCGCACGGTCGGAGGCGGCGGCCTTCGTGGCGGGCGATGGCGTGGACAAGCCCAAGGGCTTTCTGACGCATACCAAGGTCGCCAACGGGGTCTGGGCCTGGGGATCGCTGGGCTATGTGGCAACCGGCGCGGATGGCGATTTCGCGGCGGTGAATGCCTCGGATGCGATCGTCGATCTGGTCTATGCGCTGAACGCCGAATACCGTGCCAACGCGAGCTTCGTGATGAATTCGAAGACCGCCGGCGCGGTGCGCAAGATGAAGGATGCCGACGGCCGTTTCCTGTGGTCCGACGGGCTGCAGGCGGGCGAACCTGCGCGTCTTATGGGCTATCCGGTGCTGATCGCCGAGGACATGCCGGATATTGCCTTGGGCACCACGGCGATTGCCTTCGGCGATTTCGGCGCGGGCTACACCATCGCCGAGCGCCCGGATCTGCGCGTGCTGCGCGACCCCTTCTCGGCCAAGCCGCATGTGCTGTTCTACGCGTCCAAGCGCGTGGGCGGCGACGTGAGCGATTTCGCCGCGATCAAGCTGCTGAAGTTCGCCACCTCGTGAGGGGGGTGAAAGGGCCGGGGGCGTAATCCCCCGGCCTGCGAGTTGGGGCCCCCGCGCCCTGGCTTCGGGCGGGCGCGGGTTCGACCGTCGTCGCCTAGCTGCTCCCTCCGTCCGAGCGGCGGCGGGGAGGGCCCGCGCCCGAACGCCCAACCCCGCGCCCCTGCGGCGCGTTGCGAATTTCGGAGAATTTCCATGATGCTGAACGAAGAAACGGCGGTGGCCTCGGGGCGCCTGCCGATGGCCGAATTCCGCGATCACCTGCGGCTTGGCACGGGCTTTGCGGATCTGGGGGCGGAGGATGCGGCACTGGAGGCCTATCTTCGCGCGGGTCTGGCCGCGATCGAGGGGCGCACGGCCAAGGTTCTGCTTTCACGCGACTTCACGCTGAGCCTGGAGGCCTGGCGCGACGATGCGAGCCAGCCGTTGCCGGTGGCACCGGTGAGCGCGGTGAGTGAGGTGCGGATGGTGGACCGCGACGGCGCGATCACGGTGATCGACCCCGCGCGCTATCGGCTGGTGCGAGACATGGCGCGCCCGCGGCTGGAGGCCATGGGCGGGCTGTTGCCGGGCATTCCCGCGGGCGGCACGGTCGAGATTGCCTTCACGGCGGGGTTCGGCCCGTCCTGGGCAGATCTGCCGGTCGATCTGGCGCAGGCGGTATTCCTGCTGGCCGCGCAATATTACGAGCTGCGCCATGACCGCGCGGGTGAGGCCGATGCAATGCCCTTCGGGGTGATGGCGCTGATCGAGCGCTGGCGCACCGTGCGGGTGCTGGGAGGCCGGGCATGAGTGTGCCGGTGTTGAACCGCAGGCTGGAGCTGGAAGAACCCACGCGGGTGCCCGATGGCGCGGGCGGCTTCACGCTGGTGTGGCAGAGCCTTGGCGCGCTGTGGGCCGAGGTGACGGCGGGCACTGGGGTCGAGCGCGCGGGCGAGTTCGTGACGTTGGCTTCTGTGCCCTACCGGATCATTGTGCGCGCCGCCCCCGTGGGTGATGACCGCCGCCCCCGCCCGGAACAGCGGTTCCGCGAAGGCGAGCGGCTGTTTCGCATTCTGGCGGTGGCGGAGGCGGACCGGGGCCAGCACTATCTGACCTGTTTTGCCCGCGAGGAGGTGGTGGCGTGAGCTATGGTGTTGCGGCCGCATTGCAGGCGGCGGTGTATCAGCGGCTGGTGGCGGATGCGCCTTTGGGCGCGCTGGTCGGCACGGCGATCTATGACGCGGTGCCGCCGGGCACCGCCGAGGCGACCTATGTCAGCCTGGGGCCCGAGGATGCGCGCGATGCGTCCGACATGACGGGCGACGGGGCCGCGCATGATTTCGTCGTGTCGGTGGTGACCACCGAGGCCGGGTTTCAGGGCGCCAAGGCGGTGGCGGCGGCGATTTCGGACGCGCTGGTCGGCGCCGATCTGGCGCTGGCACGGGGCAGGCTGGTGGCGCTGTGGTTCGTGCGTGCCAAGGCGCGGCGTGTCGAGAAGGCCGACACCCGGCGCATTGATCTGACATTCCGGGCGCGGGTCGAGGGCTGAGGCCCCCGCGCTTTCGGGCTTTACCGGGCGGCCCGTGCGGCCAGCCCTTGGCATTTCACATTCATTGGAGACTTCAGTCATGGCAGCGCAGAACGGCAAGGACCTTCTGATCAAGCTCGACCTTACCGGGGGCGGGCAGTTTGAAACCATCGCGGGGCTGCGGGCCACGCGGATCAGCTTCAACGCGGAAACGGTCGATGTGACCTCGCTGGAAAGCCAGGGCGGCTGGCGCGAGTTGCTGGGTGGGGCGGGCGTGCGCTCGGCCGCGATTTCGGGGTCGGGGGTGTTCAAGGACGCCGCGACGGACGAGCGCGCGCGGCAGATCTTTTTCGACGGGGAAGTGCCGGATTTCCAGGTGATCATCCCCGATTTCGGCATCGTGCAGGGGCCGTTCATGATCACCTCGGTCGAATATGCGGGCAGCCATAACGGCGAGGCGACCTATGAGCTGTCGATGGCCTCGGCCGGCGCGCTGAGCTTTACCGCGCTGTGAGGCCCGCGATGGCAAACCCCTGGGCGGGAGAGGTGGCGATCTGGCTGGATGGCGAGCGGCATGTGGCCCGTCTGACGCTGGGGGCGCTGGCCGAGATGGAGGCGGAACTGGCCGGGGGCAGCATGCTGGCGCTGGTGGAGCGGTTCGAGACCGGCGCGTTTTCGACGCGCGATGTGCTGGCGCTGGTGGTGGCGGGGCTACGCGGTGGCGGATGGGGCGGCACGGCGGCGGATCTGCGCGCGGTCGAGATTGGCGGTGGGCCGGTCGAGGCCGCACGGATCGCGGCCGAGTTGCTGGCGCGTGCCTTCACCGTGCCGGGCAGCCCGTGAGTGCGGCGGCGGGCGGGCTGGACTGGCCCGGGTTGATGCGGGTGGGGATCCGCGGGCTCGGGCTGCGCCCGGCGGAGTTCTGGGCGCTGACGCCCGCGGAACTGGCGCTGATGCTGGGCGAGGCGGCGGGCCGCCCGCCGCTGACACGCGCGCGGCTGGACGAATTGGCGGCGCAATGGCCCGACCGGCCCGCCGCCGCACCGGCGCAAGGTGAAACACGAAAGGATGGGCGATGATCGAGGTGGACGGGCTGGACGGTTTGAGCCAGCAGGCGGCGGATCTGGAAAAGAGCCTGGGCGGGGCCGAGGCGATGGCCGGCGCGTTCAATGACGAGCTGGGGCGAATGCGTGAAAGCATGATCTTCACCGGGCGTGAGGTCGGCACGCTGAGCAACAGTATCGGCCGGGGCCTGCGCAAGGCGTTCGATGGGGTGGTTTTTGACGGGATGAAGCTGTCCGACGCGCTGAAGAGCGTCGCGCAGAGTATGAGCGACAGCGTCTATTCGGTGGCGATGCGGCCCGTGCAAAATGCGGTCGGCGGGGCGATTGCCAATTCGATGAACGGGTTGCTGAGCGGCATGCTGCCTTTTGCCAGCGGTGGGGCATTCAGCCAGGGGCGGGTGATGCCTTTCGCCAAGGGCGGTGTCGTCAGCAGCCCGGTCAGTTTTCCGATGCGCGGGGCGACCGGGCTGATGGGCGAAGCGGGGCCCGAGGCGATCATGCCGCTGGCGCGGGGTGCCGATGGGCGGCTGGGCGTGCAGGCGGCAGGCGGGCGGCAGATCAATGTGGTGATGAATGTCTCGACCCCAGACACGGCGGGGTTTGCGCGCAGTTCCAGCCAGATCGCCGCACAGATCAACCGCGCCCTGGCGCGCGGTCAGCGCAACAGCTGAGGAGCGAAGAGAATGGCCTTTCATGACGTGCGGTTTCCGGCGAACCTGAGCTTCGGTTCGGTCGGCGGGCCGGAGCGGCGCACCGAGATCGTGACCCTGACCAACGGGTTCGAGGAACGCAACAGCCCTTGGGCGCATTCGCGGCGCCATTACGATGCGGGCGTCGGTCTGCGCAGCCTGGATGATGTGGAGCGTCTGATCGCGTTTTTCGAGGCGCGGGCGGGTCAGTTGCACGGCTTCCGCTGGAAGGATTGGGCGGATTACAAATCCTGTCCCGCCTCGCAGGCGGTGGATTACGAAGATCAGCTGATCGGCACGGGCGATGGCGTGACGCGCGCGTTTCAGCTGCGCAAGACCTATAGTTCGGGCGGCGTCGATTATGTGCGACCGATCACCAAGCCGGTCGCGGGCACGGTCAAGGTCGGTCTGCAGGGCGATCATCAGTCCGAAGCCGTCCATTTCACGGTCGATACCGCGACCGGCGTCGTGAGTTTTCTGGAGGCCCCGGCAGAGGGCGCGCGGATCACGGCGGGGTTCGAATTCGACGTTCCGGTGCGGTTTGACACCGACCGCATTCAGGTCTCGGTTCAGTCGTTTCAGGCGGGCGACCTGCCGCAGGTGCCGGTGCTGGAGGTGCGGATCTGATGGGCTATTCCGAGGAGTTGAAGGCGCATCTGGCGACGGGATGCACGACGATCGCGCGGGCCTGGGCGGTGGTGCGCAAGGATGGCCGGGTGCTGGGGTTTACCGACCATGACGCGGAACTGATGTTCGAAGGAATCCGGTTCGAGCCCGACAGCGGGATGACGGCCAAGGCGCTGGTGCAGGGCACGGGGCTGGCGGTGGACAATACCGAAAGCTTCGGCGCGCTGAGTTCCGAGGCGATCACCGAGGCCGATATTCTGGCCGGGCGGTTCGACGGGGCCGAGGTGCGGGCGTGGATCGTGAACTGGGCTGATACTGATCAGTATGCGCTGACGTTTCGCGGCTCGCTGGGCGAGATCACGCGGGGCGCGGGGGCGTTCACGGCAGAGCTGCGCGGATTGAGCGAAGCGCTGGGGGTCGAGGGGGGCTGGGTCTATCACCCGCGCTGTTCTGCGGTGCTGGGGGATGCCAATTGCGGGTTCGATACCCGCGCGCCGGGCTATTCGCTGGAGATCGCGGCAGAGGAGATCGAGGCGGCGGTGGTGTTCCGGTTCGCCGCGCTGCCGGGGTTTGATGA